GCCCTCCGGATGCGTCCCGACCGGCTCGTCGTCGGCGAGGTCAGGGGCGCCGAGGTCGTCGACCCGACTGCCAAAGAACTACCCAAATAATCGGCTCCGCCAGCCGCGTGAACGGCGGACGGAGCCTAGATCGGGAGGAGTCCCCGACCATGGAACCAGTATCTCTGACCATCGGCCTGTTCTTGGGCATCGGGATCTCGGCGTTGATCTCCGAGATCTTCCGGCGTCGTCACCTACGCCAGGTGTCCTCATGAACGGGCGCGAGAAGGTCCAAGCCGCCCAAGACGCGGTGGCTCGGGCGATGCAAGCCAACGAACAGGTCCGATCGGCCCTTGGCGAAGCAGTCACCTGGCTGGTACTAGCGAAGGAGCCGGACAACGACACGAACGACGACAACACCCAGGAGGGGTCATGAAGAAGATCATCGTGACGCTGATCTCCGCGATGATCGGGCTCGTCTTGATCTCGGGATGCGGCGGAAGCGACGACGCAGACCTCCCGGTCCGGGAACCGGATGCAGCGATCGACCCTAACAAGCCGATCCCCGTACCCGGTGTCACGGAACCATTCGAGTTTGGTGAGTCATTCGACGCTGGCAGAGGCACGATCACCGTCTCCGAGCCGACGGCGGTGAGCAACCCTCCTGATCCCAAGCAATGGGCAGCCGTAACGATCACGGTCGAGGTTCAGGACAACGCCAAGAAGATCCTGGACGGAGCCTGGGAAGACTCCGCAACCGCGAACGGACGGACCGTTGAGTCCAGCTACTACGAGGAGACGCCAGTCGCGCTGCCGGGTCAGACCGTCACCTGGAAGGTCTTCCTCGAATTGCCGAAAACTCCGTCGATCGAGGTCGTGTTCGGACTCGCGTACGACTACAGCGAGCCCGTGTATTGGGCAGGCACCATCGCCTCTGCGGAGCCAACTGAGCCAGCGACGTACGCATCGGCGAGGCAGGTGGCTGATGCGATCGACGCGACTGACATCAAGGACTCGACAGACAATCCCGAGATGGGCACCGAAGTGTCCGCCGAGTGGCGCGGGCACGAGATCTCGGTGTGGATGCCGAAGAACGAGAGTGCGGTCAGCAAGGCACGCGCAATCCTGGAGAGCGGCGACTACGAGTACGCCGAAGGCGACGGCTGGTTCATCTGGGCGGACTCACAGAAGGTTGCTCAAGCCGCGTCTGACGCTGCTACCGAAGCTCTCGACTGACCAGCCAGCCGCCACGGCGCTGAAACACGACGAAGAACGCCCCACCCGGTTGCGACTCCCTCCGGGTGGGGCGTTTCTCGCTGTCAGGACTATTGCTGACGTTCGGCCGGGGGTTGCCAGTCCACCAGTATCTTCCGCTCACGTTTCACGTCGGAGCAGTCCGGCGTGTGGTACCAAGTGACGGTGATGTGCCTGTCTTCCTGGCCGAATAACGGACTCAGGTGGAGCCGTTCGGGGTGACCGGAAGGAAACTCGTCGTAGGACACGTCGCCGCCGAACCTGCCGACATCTACGTAGACGCCGTACGCCGAGTCGGTGCCTTTGTTCCAGAGCGCGTGTTGGTCCTGGCTACTAAGAGGTTCCAATTCGAAGCGGACTCGGTTCCGCTCGACCTCGGTGCGTTTGTAGCCCGTCGCCTCCTCCGCCGCATCTGCGGCCCTAACGGCTGCCTTCGTCCTGACGATGGCAACCCATAGCGAGACGCCGCTGAGACAGACCGCGAAGATGGAGACCGTGAGCGCAGCCACATCCATGGCCGACATGGTAGGCCCAGACATTGATATCGTAAGAAGCGTCTGACGACCGGCGTCGTCAGGTGGTACCACTTCCCAGCCGTGGGGAGAGTCCAACCCCGTAGAGGTCCAAGACCTCGCGAGGAGAGGAGTTCAGCATGACCCGTCGCAAGACGATCGATTACGTCGAGGCAACGCTCGGCGGCTACCAGGCGGTCCGCATCCGGATGATGTCGGATGGAAACCTGATCGTGGACATCCCGACCCGAGGCCAGCAGTGGCGCATGGGTGGGTTCCGGTCGGGACGTGACGGTGGCACTCAGATCCAGTTGTCCCGTACCGGTGAGGTCACCGGAGTCGGCAACTTCCCGTTGCAGCGCACCGAGAAGCTGGACTGATCTGACACAACAAAAAGAACGCCCCTCTCCCGGGAGTCAGTGGGAGAGGGGCGTTTCTGTTCTCTGGAGGCAGCCATGCTCACCAGAGCTTGTTGGGCTTCCATCTTGGCCTTGCGTTTACGCCACACGGCGCGACGACTCTCGGAGAGCCGGTAGTAGTCATACACTCGATCGCAGATCGCGATGGCGTACCGCTCATCGACGGCCAGCACCATCTTGTACGCCGTACGGAAGTTCTCGAACTCCGGATACTCCTGGCGCTCTAGGCGCTCGCGAGCCATGAAGGATCAAGCGTTACCGGCAGTGATGGTGAATGAGGTCACGCTGACGGTGCCGCCAGCGGTGATGCTCGTGGCGTTGAGGTTCAGGTCCGAGCCCGAGGTCCCCACGTTGCCGTCCATCACATGCGTCGAGCCGTCCGACTGAACGATCCGGAACCAAGTAGCGGTGCCGGTCGCGTCAGCCGAAGCGTCCTGCGCGATCGAGCTGAGCGTGAGCACGCCGCTGGAAGCCGAGGCTGACGATGGATCAGTGAGCGTCAGCTCAGCGAGCTTGGTCGTAGCAGTACCACCAGTCGCCGGACGTGAACCGTCGTAGATCCGAAGAAGTGCCGCGCCAGCTCCGCCGTCCATACGGGCCGTGATCTGGTCAAGCTGTGAGTTGCGCAGAGCAACCACGTAGCCGAGTGCCATCTTCTTATCTCCTTCTGGACATGCCAAAGGCCCCGCAATAAGCGGGGCCTCGCAGTTGGGTCAGGTCAGGAAATTGCCTTCGAGACCTTGAGCTTCAGCGGCATCATTCGGTCTTTGTTGTCGACAGTTCTGCGAGCCCACAATTGGGCGTTGTAGGTGCCAGCGGTGAGCGAGTCCCATTCACCAGCCGTCAGGGAAATCGTGACGTTCGGAGCGGTACCAGCACCAACAATTCCGGTGCTCTTCGTCGTCGTGGTCGGTGTCGCAATCCGAAGCTCGAAAGTGTGTCCGGTCGAAAAGTCGATGAGAGTCCCGCTGTGGTCGTTCCACGTCAACGTGTAGCTGGGCAGCTCAGTGCCGATCGTGTACTCGATGACCCGTGGCGGTGTCGGCATCAAGCAACCTCCTGGAAAGGTTGGACCTCGGTATCGGTCCAGGTGACGTTATGGCTGTGCTCGTCCCAGCCGTCCGACCCTGACTCGTTCCAAGTGGCGGTGTGGTTCGGCTCAGTCCAGGTCAGGTTGGTCGGGTTCGGGTCTGGGTGCTGAGGTCCGAAGCCAATAGCCGAGCAGGTCTGGTTGGCCTGCGTGACGGCAACGGTGCCGACGTAGACCAGGACACCGACCGCATTCGCCACTTGGTCTGCCTGGACAGCCGTAGCTGTCCCTGTGACGGGCTCTGTGACCATTCCGGCACCCGAGGCCGTGTCGGACTCCTGCGTCGTTGCAGAGGTCCCTACAACGCCGAGAACACCGGTAGCAGAGCCGGTCTGACTCGCCTGTGTAACCGAGACCGTTCCGACGTACCCGAGCACTCCGGTGCCTTCGGCGGTCTGGTCCTCTTGAGTGATGTCGGCGAGGCCAAGGACGCCTTCTCCGACGAAGCCGATTCCGTCAGCCGTGTTGTCTTGCTGAGAGACCGCGACCAATCCACTGACCGGCGCTCCGACAGCTCCAGCCGCGCTAGCCGTGTCATCGGCCTGAGTTACGTCAACCGTTCCCGAGTATTCGAGGACCCCGGAGGCATCGGCAGTCTGGTCATCCTGCGTCTGCGAGACCGAGCCGTAGTTGTCGACCTTGATGCCGGTGGCATCGGCAGTCTGGTCGGCCTGAGTGACATCGACTGTGCCCGAGTAGATCAGGACACCGGAAGCAGTCGCCGTCTGGTCAGCCTGGGTAATCGAAGCCGAGCCCGTGAACGACGGGACTCCTACCGAACCCGTGGCAGTTGCCGTCTGATCGTCCTGGAACACATCAGCAGAGCCACTGACGGGACCTGTGACAGCTCCGGATGCCTGGCTGGTATCTCCGGCCTGGGTAACGGCTGCCGAGCCCGAGTAGCCCAACACAGCCGTTGCGGTGCTGGTGTCGTCGGCTTGGGTGACCGTCGCGCTCCCGGCGTACTCCAAGATCCCGGAAGCCGTCGAGGTCTGATCGTCCTGCGTCTCGGCGACGGAGCCCGAGTATTCGAGGATGCCCGAGGCAGTCGAGGTCTGATCGGCTTGGGTCGGAGCTACCGTTCCTGAGTAGATCAGGACGCCGGATGCCGTGGAAGTTTGATCGGCCTGAGTGATCGCTGCGGTTCCGCTGTACTTCAGGACTCCGCTGGCCGTTGAGGTCTGGTTGGCTTGCGTCGTCGCCGAGGTACCGACGAAGTTGACGACCGAGCCCGAGGCGGCGGAGGTCTGCGCTGCCTGCGTCGTCGTTGAGGTACCGCTGTAGATCAGGACGCCACTGGCGGTCGAAGTCTGATCCGCCTGCGGGAAGTGGTCCGCGTCGAGATGTTGGCTTGCGGTACCCAGGCAGAACGGTAAGAACGCTTGCCTTGAGGTCCGCGAGCTGTACGGCATGGTCGAGCTGGGCGAGCGAATCCTCCACTCCTCACACGCTGTAAAGACCAGCCGCAAGGCTTTTCGCAGACTGCTCGGGTTCTTCGAGAATCCCCGCGAACATCCGGAGCTTTCCGGGATGGTCAAGGAGATTCGGAGAACCAACGGCCAAGAGGCCATCTACCTGACCAATGGCGCGTCGGTCGAGATCATCGCCCGGACCCGCTCGTCGGGCCGAGGCTTCGACGGGATCGACGTACTGGTCATCGATGAGGCCCAAGAGCTGAGCGACGATGAGCAGGCCGCTCTGTTGCCGACGATCTCGGCGGCGACGCAGGGCAATCCTCAGGTGATCTTCACCGGGACTCCACCGAACCCGATGAAGCCGGTTCAGGGCCGGGTCTTCCGTCGCGTACGACAGGACGGCATCGACAAGCGCAACCCTCGGCTGTGCCTGCACGACTTCGGCGTTCACGACGGGCCACTGCCCGACATTGACGACCGGGAGTTGTGGCGGCAAACCAACCCGGCGCTCGGTGGCCGGGTACGTCTCACCGAGGTCGAGCAGGAGCGTCGCGAGATGCCTCCTGAGCGGTTCGCGGCTGAGCGGTTGGGCTGGTGGGGAGACCCCGGCACGGTCGACTCCAGCGTCATCGACCTGGCGCAGTGGGCCAAGCTTCGCGGCGATGCGCCTTCGCCCGAAGAGGCGGTCTTGGTCGTGGACGTGTCTCCGGATCGGAGGTACTCCTCGATCGGGGTCGCTGCAAACGTCGGGGACCGGACGCTGGTGATGGTCCGACACTCTGCCGGGACCGCCTGGGTTGTTCCGGAGCTGATGAAGCTCGTGGGAAGGCAGAACGTCTTAGAGGTTGCGGTCAACGGAGGCCAGGCCGACGCGCTGGTTCCCGACATCGAAGCCGAAGGCGTGGAAGTCGAGCGAGTCACCACTCGTGAGATGGGCGCGGCTTGCGCTGCCTTCCAGTCCGGAGTCACTGAAGGTCGCGTCCTCCATGTCGGCCAACCCGAGCTGGACGCGGCAGTAGCGAACGCCAGGACTCGGATGTCCGGCGAGATCGAGCTGTGGGACCGGCGTGACTGGTCCATCGACATCTCACCACTGGTCGCTTGTTCGGCTGCTGCCTTCCGGTGGGCCAAGAACGCCGAACGCGATTACGACCTAGCGATGAGCGTTGGGTGACAGGAGACCGCTTGTGGTGACCACCGTGCTCGACCTCGCTGGCGCGGGATGTCTGATCGCAGCGGCGTACCTGATCTACATGCCAGCAGGGATCGCGGCTCTCGGTCTGGCTCTGCTCGCAGCGTCGGCGAACTTTACCCGAACCAAGAAGGCGGTCGACGGATGAGCTTGTTCTTCCGGAACCGCGAGGAGAAGCGTGCGATCACCGGATTGCCGTGGATCGCTGGCGGCGACTATGGGTCGAACATCTCACAGGAGAAGGCGCTCACCCTGGCTCCGGTCTTCGCAGCCAACCGCCACATCACAGACTTCGCCTCGACGCTGCCGCTGAAGTCGTACCGGAAGCTCGGCGACAACGAGCGTCAGCCGATGGACTCCCTTCCGCAACTGTTCCGTGACCTTGAGACCCGAGGCGAGCTGGTGCCGTGGCTCAGTTCCGGGGTCTCGTCGCTTGTCCTTCGAGGCAACGCGGTCGGCCTGATCGCGGGTTCGGACGGCTTCGGGTTCCCGACCAACGTCACCTGGCTCTCGATGGATCGAGTCTGGGTGGACGACTCGACCGGCGTAGGCCGCTGGTACGTGGACGGACGCCAGGTCTCTCGCCTCGATCTGGTTCACATTCCGTGGATCACGATTCCTGGGCACACTCTCGCGCTGTCGCCGATCGCCTACTTCGCCAGGACGATCAACGCCGGACTTGATGCGCAGCAGTACGGCGGCGACTGGTTCCAGGGCGGCGGTTTCCCGCCGAGCGTGTTCAAGAACTTGGAGAAGCCGGTTGTCGATGGCGCGGCTGCCGACGCGGTGAGGGAGCGACTGAAGCGGGCGCTGAAGAAGCGCGAGCCGTTCGTCACCGGCAAGGATTGGGAGTTCACCCCGATCACGATTCCGCCGAGCGAGGCGCAGTTCATCGAGACTCAGAAGCTTTCGGCGAACCAGATCGCGTCGATCTATGGCATCGCTCCGGAGGAGTGCGGTGGAGAGCCAGCCGGATCGTTGACCTACCTCAACGAGGAGCACCGGCAGACCGTCCGTGCGCACAACCTGAGTCCCTATCTGGCTCGGTTCGAGCGAGCCTTCGCCTCGTGGTTGCCGGACAAGCAGTTCGTGAGGTTCAACGTGGACGCGATCGTTCGCGCCGACATCAAGACTCGTCATGAGGTCTACCGGATTCAGTCCGACATCGGACTCACGACAACCAACGAACGTCGAGCACACGAAGACCTGTCGCCGATTGACGGTGGCGACGTACTGCCAGCGAAGAAGCCACCGGAGGAACCGCGCCGGTTGACGGTGGTCCAACCAGAGGAAGGCTCAGGATGAGCACCAACATTGAGCGCCGCTTCACCGCTGGCCGGGTCGAGTTGCGCGCCCGCAACAGCGACAAGAAGACCATCGGCGGCTACGCGGCGAAGTTCAACAAGCCGAGCCAGAACCTCGGCGGCTTCGTGGAGGTCGTGTCGAACCAGTTCTTCAACAAGTCGCGAGGTGACGGCTGGCCGGACGTGCTCGCCCGCTATAACCACGATGACAACATGCTGCTCGGTACCACGGCAGCGGGCACGCTTCGGCTTGACCTCGACAACGAGGGTCTGTTGTACGACGTGGATCTTCCTGGCTCTCGTGGCGATGTCTTCGAGCTGGTCGAGCGCGGCGACGTGCAGAAGTCGTCATTCGCCTTCATCGTCTTCGAGGACGAGTGGGGAACCAGCGACCAGGGCTTCCCGCAGCGGACCCTCATCACCGGCTCGCTGCGCGACGTAGCGCCGGTCAACACTCCGGCGTATCTCGACACCTCGGCTGGGCTTCGGTCACTTGCCGAGAAGTTCGACGCCGACTTCGAAGAGGTCCGCAAGCTCCCTTCGGCGAACGAGCTGACCCGGTTCTTCCAGCGCACTGACCGTCCGTCCAAGCGCTCCGCAGCAGCGGCGTTGGCGAAGGTCAAGGCCATCAAGATCTAGCACCACTTCCGACGCCTCGGGCAGGCCGAAAGCCACCCGACGCGGCGGTCAGCAACACCGAAACTCCGGCAGGGCGAAACCCACCGGGACTACATCCCAATAAGTCCCGGAAAGGGGACGCCATGAGCGAAGTGGTCAAGCGGTTGCTTGAGCGCCGAGCGAACCTCGTGGAGAACATGCGCGAGGTCGCCGAGAAGGCGGTCAACGAGAACCGCGACATGACGGCTGAAGAGGACCGTCAGTTCACTGAAACCAACGCCGAGGTCGACGCGCTCCAGAAGCGCGCCGACGCCATGCTCGAAGGCGAGAAGCGTGCCAAGGAGATCGAGGACTCGTTCTCGGCTCTCAACGGCAAGCCGCAGGAGCGCGGCACTCAGCAGACCGACGCTGAGCGCAACAAGCTCAACGACTGGATGCGCGGTCAGGGCGAGCAGCGGAACCAGCGGGCCTATGTGGTCCCGCCTGGTCCGTTGACCAAGGCCGAGACTCGTGACCTCACCACGTCGTCCAGCGGCGTGATCGACACCGGCTTCCGGGCACAGCTCTGGGAGTACATGGTCGAGAACGCTGGTGTCCTGGACACCGGGGTCGATCTGCTCCAGACCGCCAGCGGCGAGACGATCAAGCTTCCGCGAGTGACTGCTCACTCGGCGGTCGACACCACCATCACTGAGGGTGCGGCCATCGATGAGGCGGACCCGACTCTCAGCTCGGTCAACTCGACCGTGGCGAAGATGGGTTACGTCGTGCAGCTCTCGACCGAGCTGATCGATGACAGCGGAGTCGACCTCCAGGGCTACCTGGCTCGGTCGGCTGGCCGTTCTCTCGGTATCGCGGTCGGAGCTGCGGCTGTTACTGCCGCTGCGACCGGAGCTTCGGCAGGAGCTACCACGGCAACCGGTGAGCACGACAACTTGGGTGCCCAGAACACCGCAGGCAAGGGCTTCGACTACCTGATCACGCTGTTCCACAGCGTCATCGCTCCGTACCGAGCTTCCAGCTCGTGCGCGTGGTTGATGAGCGACGTGACGGCAGCGATGGTTCGGAAGTTGAAGTCCAGCGAGGGTGTCTACGCCTGGCAGCCGAGCGTCATCGTCGGCCAGCCGGACACCATCCTCGGCAAGCCGGTCTACATCGACACCAACGTGGCCGACCCGGCTGCGGCGGCTGAGTCGATCCTGTTCGGCGACTGGCGGTCCCTCGTGGTCCGCATCGCTGGCGGATTCCGCTTCGAGCGGAGCGACGACTTCGCGTTCAACGCTGACCTCGTGACCTTCCGTGCGCTGGTGCGTACGGGCTCGGTCTCGGTCGACGCCAACGCGATCAAGTCGCTGACCCACGGCGCTGCGAGCTGACCTGAGACGGAGGGGTGGGTGCGGGCGGCGGCTCACCCGCCTCACCCCTTCTTCAACACCGACATCACGATCGAGAGGACAGCCATGCGCGTGAGGATGAAGGTCAAGCTGACGGGGAGCCTCAACGGCCAGGCGTATCTGGATGCGGGCAAGCAGTTCGAGGTCCCCGATGTAGCCGGAGCGAACCTGTGCGACCGAGGCTTCGCGGAGCCGGTTGCTCAGAAGGCGTCCGACAGGGAAGAGAAGGCCGTCCCGAAGAAGCGGGCTGAGAAGCGCGGCTGACCCATGGCTCTGACCTACTTCACGATCGCCGAGTTCCGGTCGTTGCCCGACATGGACAGCACCGCGAGGTACCCGGACGCCAAGCTGACCGCAGCGGGCGAGTGGATCGAGTCGGTCATCGAGCGCGAGGTCGGGACCTCGTTCGCGGCACGGTCCAGGACCGAGACGCTGAACGGTGACGATCAGTGCGACGGTGGGCTGAAGCTCGCGACGCCGTACGTGCTCTCAGTGACCGCCGTGACCTCTAACGGGGTTGTGTTCGGCGTACCAGAACTTGCCGAGGTCTCAGTCCGCGACGGGATCGCGTTTCGTCGTCCGGCTGGCACCTACGTCGGCTTCACGGCTTGGGACTACGGCTTCCGCAACATCGTCATCACCTACAACGGCGGCTACTCAGCGACTCCTCCCAGCGACGTAAAGGACGCGGCTCTCCAGGCAGCGCGCTACCGAGTGATCCGCACTACGACCGGTGGAGGACTGACGGACAGGGCGATCTCGACTTCCAACGAGATGGGCACCACCCAGCTCGCCATCGCTGGCATGAACCGACCGACCGGGCTGCCTGATGTCGACTCGGTGATCTGCGGATGGCGGGACAAGCTCAACCTGTTTGGTTTCGGCTGAGATGGCCGGGTCAATCGTCGTCGCCTGCAAGCAGGCGCTCATCGAGTTCTTGCAGACCCGTGAGCTGTTGAACGACGTTCAGATCACCTATGGGTGGCCTGGAGACGAAGAGGCGCAGCGTGAGCGGATCTTCTGTGGGCGCTCCCGAGCTGAACACACCCAGGCGGCGCTAAAGGCCGGGAGGCGGTTCCGAGCCGAGGAGTCGACCTTCGATGTGGTGATCCAGGTCGAGATGGTCGGTGGCTCTCCTGAAGAGGCCGAAGAGCGCGCCTTGGAGATCGGTACCGAGGTCGAGGAGTGCATCGCCGACGAGAAGTACCTCGGAGGCGTCGAGGGGCTGCATTACGCCGTCGTCTCGGGCTGGCTTCTCGACTCGCTCTATAACGACCAGGGCTCGCTCGCCGAGCTGACCTACACCGTCCAGTACCGAGCACGGCTCACCTGAGGAGCGTAATGAAGAAGATCAAGTACGTCGGCTCGCACGACGAGGTTGAGATCGGCGAGACCGGTCTTCTCTGCAAGCGCGGCGAGTCCGTCGAGGTCCCCGACGAGCTGGCCGAGAGCCTGCTCGAACAGCCGTCCAATTGGGAGCCCGTGAAGGCCACCACCACCAAGAACAAGGAGGCGTGACATGGGCGCGCTTGACCATCAGCTCGGCATCGTTGACGAGGTGACGTACGGCACCGCCGTCACAGTCACCAAGTTCTTCGAGTACAACAGCGAGTCGATCACCGAGACCGAAGGACGCACCGAGGGAGATCCGCTCCGCTCCGGCACGTTCGTTCAGCGCAACGATCGGTTCACGCCGTTCTTCATGGGTGCTGCCGGCACGGTCCAGCTCGATGTGATGACCAAGGGTTTCGGCTATCTGCTCAAGCACATGACCGGCGCGGTTGCTACGACTGGTCCCACCGAGACCACCGTGTACGTACACACCGGCACGGTCGGCGAGCTGATCGGTGACATGTTCACCTGTCAGGTCAACCGACCGTTCCACCCGGCAGGCACGAACCAGGCGTTCACCTACTCGGGCGGCAAGATCACTCGGTGGACCCTCGCCAACTCGGTGGATGGCAACTTGGTCTGCGACTTGGAGTGCGACTTCCAGACCGTCTCCGACGCTGTTGCCCTCGCCACGGTGTCTTACCCGGCATCGATGGAGAACCTGACCTGGGCCGGTGGCGTCGTCTCGATCGGTGGCAGCAACTACGACGTGACCGAGTTCTCGGTGTCCTTCGACAATGCGGCCAACGTGGACCGTCGCCAGATCCGGGGCAACACGCTGAAGAAGGAGCCGACTAACGGTCGGCGGCAGGGCGAGTTCAGCCTTCGGGCCGACTTTGACTCGTTGACTCAGCGGAACCGGGCGCACGCTACGACGCGCTCGGCGGCATTAGCTCAGATCATCGGTACTTGGACCGGTCCGACCCTGGCGGGATCGACGCTGTTCCCGTCTCTGGTGGTCACCATCCCGGCTGCCCGGTTCGACTCATGGTCCGCTGCGACCGATGGTCCAACCGGTATTGAGCAGGAGTTGTCCGGCGTGGTCCGCTACAACGGCACCAACTCACCGATCACGTTGGCGTACCAGACGACCGACGTAACGCCGTAACTCATGGCGAGCAAGGTCCGTACCGGAGACGTTCAGGTTGAGGGCCTTGCTGCGCTAGGCAAGGCCCTCAAGAACCTCGACCCGGACAAGGCCAAGGAGCTTCGGCAGGCGAACAAAGACGCGGCTTCGATCGCGTCCACTGCTGCTAAGGCCAAGGCGTTGTCGATCGGGGGATCTGCTGCGAAGGGTGTTCCCAGCATTCGTGCCTCAGCGGGCCTCAAGTCGGCCTCTGTGGGCTTCGGAGGGGCCAAGGCTCCCTGGATGGGCGGAGCCGAGTTCGGGGCCGCACAGGACCGTCAGCGGACTCGCTCGTCTGGTAGCTACATCGGCTACAAGCAGTTCCCGCCGCATCGCGGCTCTGGCCGGACCGCTGGCTACTTCGTCTACCCGGCGATCCGCGACAACGAGAACCGGATTGTCGAGCAGTACAACCAAGCCCTCGACTCCCTGATCCGCAAAAACTTCCCGTACTGAGGAGAGCCGCCTCGTGACCAACAAGCCAGCCAACCGACCATCGATCACTCGCAAGACCACGCCCAAGTCGGAGAAGAACCGCAAGGCCGAGGTCGAGCAGGGCGTACGGATCAAGCTCAACGGCAAGATTTACGAGCTGCGCGTCGGGGACCTGACCGCTCTCGATGCTCAGGCGATGCGGAAGCAAGTCGGCATGTCGTTCTTCGGCGTCATGAACACGATCCAGGAAGACCCCGATCTCGACCTGATCGCGGGCATCGTGTGGATGTCTCGCCGGGTCAATGGGGAGCGGACTCTCAAGTACGAGGAAGTCGCTTCCGAGATCAGTTACCTGACCGAGATCGAGGCGGTCGACGCGTCCGAGCCCAATGTCGTTGACGGCGAGGTTGTGGAGGGAGACCCGGAAGCCTGAGGCGGGGTCTCGTTTCTCAGTTACCTCGCCTGACTCGCTTCTACGGGATCACGCCGATGGATGTCGAACAGATGACCTTGCGTGAAATCTCCGAGTACCTGAGCTGGATGCGCCAGCAGACCGAGGAAGAGGGGTGACCCGTGGCGGCGTCCAGACGAGTAACAATTGAATTCCTAGGAGACGATAGAAGCCTCAGCAAGACGGCGCGTGGCATCGACACCACGACCTCCAAGCTCGGCTCCACGTTCAAGAGCGTCGGCAAGGCCGCAGCCATCGGGCTGGGCGTCGGCGTCGCGGCGGCTGGCACCGCCCTGGTCGCGTTCGGCAAGAGTGCCGTCGCAGAGGCCGAGGAAGCTCGCAAGATCACGGCGCAGACCAACGCGGTCATCAAGTCCACGGGCGGGGTCGCGAACGTCACCGCCGATCAGGTCGGGAAGCTGGCCGAGACGCTCTCGATGAAGGCTGGCATCGATGACGAGCTTATCCAGTCGGGCTCCAACGTCCTGTTGACCTTCACCAACATTCGCAACGAGGTCGGCAAGAAAGGGCGATCAAGTCCGAGGTCAGCCCGAGGATGGGTTTCGTGCATGAGGAGATGTCGGAGGACCTGCACGTCAGCGACATGATGCGAATCACAGAGCCGACCGCTGAGCAAGACGGTGGGCGGAAGCGCCGGGTTCGTGACCTCAACGCTATGGACTCTGATCTGGAGGGCGGGTCATGAGCGCATGAAGCTTCTGCTCGTTGATCCCAGCCCTGAGCTGTGCGCCGAGTGGCTACAGCACTTTGTCCATGGTGGGGCCGAGGTCCGGCTTGGTCGGTTCGAGAGTGTGTCCGATGCTGATGGTCTGGTCACGGCGGGCAACAGCTTCGGGCTCATGGACGGCGGAGTCGACCTCGCTCTAGCCCGGTTCGCCTCTGGCATCGAGTACGACGTGCAACGGCGCATCCGCGATGACTGGCATGGAGAGCTTCCAGTCGGCTCCGCACTGAGCGTGCCGTTGGGTTCCGAGCACAGCCTCACCTACCGGCGTCTCATCTACGCACCGACCATGCGAGTTCCGCTCGATATTCGTGGCACCGACAACATCTATAAGGCGATGTGGGCGGCGCTGGCTGAAGCC